GCGCGTGCCGAGGTCAGCCTCAAGCGCGGCACGCACCTCGTCGGCCGTGTAGACGCCGGCCGGGTCGTAGATCTTCACGCGACGACCTCGTTGTAAGACACGCGCACGAGGTTCAGTGCGACGCTTTCCCCGGTGCGGTCGTCGGTTACTCCGAGCGGATCGGTGAACGCCATGAACATGCAACGCCCGCGGCCGTCGCGATAGAGAATTGCCCGACGGTTGATGAGGAATGTCTCGAGGGTCGGCGTGATGGCGTCGAGCTCGTTGAACGGGATAGGTACCGTCATCGTGAGGTTGCGAGTTTCAATCTCGCCGAACTCAACGATCGGGTCGATGCGGCCCATGACGGAGGTCGAGACCGCGCCGACGTTGAGCTTGCCGCTTCGCCCGTTCGCGTAGAGGTAGTTCTGCTCGGTGCCGCTCGGGTCGGTCGGGTCGTGGATCCATACGCCGATGAGAGTCGGGGCGGTGACAAAGATCGAATCGCTTGGCTGCTCTCCCGTTGACGCGGCGGCGACAGCGCGGTACTCGTACTGGCGACCGCTCGCTACGACGCGGTCGAAGTATCCGGTGCCGGGATCCAAAGCGGCGACGCGTAGCCATTCCCCGCCACCCGCGGGGCGACGCTCGATGTAGTTGGTCGTCGCGTCGGGCTTGGATCCGGTAGGCGTCGGGTTCGTCACCGTGAGGTCGACACCGTTGCCGCTCGCTACGCCGACAATGGTAGGCGCGTCGGGCGCCAAGAAGGTCGACGTGATGCGACGGGCGGGCGAAGTCACGACGGGCGTGCCCGGCGCCGAGGAGGTGATTGACACGATGAGGTCAACCTGGATACCTGACGGGAAAGTCACGGTGTAGGTGTTGCTCGCGGTCGATTGCATCGTCGTGTCGAGAAGGACCGCACCGTTGTCGACGCGGATCATCCGCACCCGACGTGCAGTCTGAGTGAAGCCACCGCCCGACGTGTATGACCACTCGACGAGATAGGTGCTTTCGTCGAGAAGGTTGGTATCGGCGACCGGGTCGATGATCGTGAGTGTTCCGACGTCGGCCGTAACGAACGAGTCGTACGCGCTCCACGCGCCGAGCTCACCGAGCGTGTCGCGGGTACGTACGCGCCAACGGTAGTTGACCGGGTTAGCGAGCGTGCCGCCCGTGACGGTGTGGCTAGGCGTCGGAGAGACTACGCCCGCGACATTGACGACGTTGACGTTGTCGCTCACGCGTTGCACCTGTAGGTCGTAGCCGGTCTGTAGGTCGAAAGTATTCGAGTCGGCGAAAATCCAATTGAACGTGAAGGCTGCGGAGGCATCGAATCCGATGACGTCAACGAGCGTCGGGGCAGTCGGAGCGACGTTGCCAGTCCGGTCGTCAAGCGCCTCGAGCGATCGAGTGCCACCCGTCGTTACGCGGGCAATCTCGATGAGCGCCCGACGCTCGTCGATCGAACGCCCGTGGGGGGCGCGCACATTGCGAAGGGCTGAGCTCGCGGCATAGGTCGCGGCGACAGCGTCGACAACGATTGCCATAGTCGAGAGAGCCACGTCGACCCGCTGCAAGGTGGGAGTTGCGGCAGCCGTGACGTAGAGCAGCTTCACGGTATTCGTGCGCTTGTCTAGCCACGCATCCCACTTGCGCCCGAAGTTGCCGCCCGCGGCGAGAGAAGGCGCGAAGGTCAGTCGAGCGATGCCTCCACCGGCTTCGGTCCATTGGTCGACGTACAGGGTGCCGTCACTGATAACGCTAATCAGGCTCAGCGTGTTCGTGGCCGTCGCGAGAAGGACGTACTTAGTTTGGCGAGCGGTCGTCGCCAGGCTGAGCGCCGTCGCCGAGAAGGTCGAGAAGATCGCACCGTTGATAATCTGCATCGACGCGAAGCCACCCGCGAAGATGTTCAGTATCGTCGGGTCGCCTTGACGCTGCACGACGTCGACCGGAGTGTACGAGGCATTTGCGACCGCGGGAGGCAAGCCACCTGTCGGCGGGGTGTCGGTGCCACGACGGATCGTGTAGACGGTCAGCGACGGGAGAATGTCGGTTGCGAGGATCAACATATCGGCAGGGCCGTATTTGGTGTTCTTCGAGTAGCGCCGGCCGATCAGGAAAAGCGAGTCGCGCGGGGTGCCACCGGCAACGCCAGGGATCCACGTGAGGTTCACTGAGCGGAAGAACGAAACGTCGACGACGCCTGTTGTGACGGTCGCCCAGCCATAGGCGCTCGTCTTGGTGAACTTGGTGACGCGAACGTACTGACCGGCGCTCGAGACAAAGCTCGTCGTGGAACCGGGCACCGAGGGCGTCGGGGCGACGAACGAGTCGAAGCCCGCGACGTAGATGTCACCGTTATCGGCGATCGTAATGTCGAGGTCGTTACTCGCGTGGGTGATCGAGAAGCCGGTGAGAGTGGCAATGGCGGTCCACGTTGTCGCATCGCCAAGCTTCGAGTAGCCGAGGGTGAGTGTCGGACTGACCGCGCCGTCGGAGCGCACCGAGACCTCGACGCTCTCGTTGTTCAGCACATAGATAGAGGACGCTTGCACGATGCCGGTCAGGCTGTCGCGAGACCCGGCATAAACGAACGAGTGAGTTGGCGGAGTTCCCGCTGTGTTCTCATTGATCGTGTAGTAGTAAGTGACACCTTCGACGAGCGGCGCCCCGTTGTAATCCATAGCGCAAATGTCGACGCCGTTGTCCATGCCCTGATAGACCTCGCTCGTCGCGAGGGTCGAGCTCGTCGACAGTCGCACCGACACACTGTTGTGCGCGCCGATGCCCGAGAAGAACCAATAAAGTCGACCGTCGGCCTGTTCGAACGCCCAGCTTGCGGGTTCAGCCATGATCTAACTCCCGGTCGGGTTGGTGCGAATCGTTTGATTGAGTGTATCGATGAGGTCGATGAGGTCTTGTAGCGACTTGATTTTCGACAGGTCGATCGTAAACGCACCCGCGGCAAAGTGGTTGGTGGTCCCGCCGCCTTGCGCGAGAATGTCTTGCGTTGCGGAGTACGGCCGCACCGTCGAACCGGCCGCACCCGTGATGAGTTCCGGCCCCTTCTCGCCAGCGATGAATGTGTCGGGTGCGTTGTTGCTACCTCGAGCGAGCATCGGTATCGACGGGATGCTTAGGCCGATCGTCATGCCGCCGAGGGCGTCGGGCAGCGTGACTTTGAACTTGTTGAGTGCAGCGATTCCCTTATTGACCAGGCTGATTACGTTGTTGATTCCGCCCTTGACGAAGTTCACAATGTTGCCGAAGGTGCTACCGATGAATGTTGCGGCACCGCCGATCGACGTACCGATCTTCTCGCCGACCTTGCCGACGGTCGTCGTAATCTTCCCGAAGAAGCCGAGCACGTTACCCACGACGTCGGCGACTACCTGTTGAAACTTCTTGAAGTTGATGATGACGGGCGCAATGAAGTTATTCCAGATCGCGAGCATGAGCCCTTCGATCCACTTCACGAACTTCCCGAACGGGCCACCCAGTGCGTTGACGCGGTCGGCCAGGTCCGATAGCGACGTGTCGCCAGCGAAGTAATCGGCGAGGTCGGTCGCTGCCGTGACAGCCCCGGCGAATACCTCAACGAGCCACACGAGCGCGGGGATCGTGACGTTTGTGAGCAGCGCCGCGAACGGCGGAATGATGGAAAGCAAGAGGTCGGTGAGCGGCGGCAGCAGCGGCAGCACCGCGACAATGAGGTCAGAGAACGCGGGCATGAGCTTGATAAGCGCGTCGCCGAGAGACTCAGCGAGCAACGGAATGAGGGGAACGAGCGCCTCGAGAACGTTCGTCAGTGCGGGCACGACGTCCTCACTGAGCACGGTGCCAAGCGTCGACCCGAACGACGTCGCAACGTCTTTGATGATCGGAAGGATTTGCTTGAAAGAGTCCGCGAGTTGCGGGAGTAGAGGCTTGATCGTTTCGATGATGAGCATGAGCGGCGAGAACTGCTGAATAGTCTCGACCAACGAACCGATGTCGATGTCGCCAAAGAAGCTGCTGATATTGTCCGTGACGGACTTGACGCGATCACCCGCCGTTTCGGCGCGGTCAGCCAACCACCCGAGCACCGGAAGAACGACAGGCATAAACGCCTCGGTGACGACCTGTGTAACGTCCTCATAGCCGCGGCGGATGCGTGCGAGCATGCCGGGCAGCGTCTTACCGGCGCTCTCAGCGGCACCACCATAGGTTGCGTCCAACTGGTCGAGGATGATCTTTTGCGCGCCAGCCTTGTCGCCGGTCTCGACGAGCGCGTCGATCATCTTTTTCTGATCTTCGCTGAACGTGACGCCGGAACGGGCGAGCTTGGCGACTGCCTTCTCGGGTGACTCGAGCGCGATGCCGAGCTTGGTCGCCTGGCTCGAGGCGTCGCCGCCGAGGCGCGCCGCCATGTTCGCGGCGGCGAGGGTGGCCCGGTCAAAGATCTTGTCGGGACCGTTGTTGTTGATCGACTGGAAGCGGAGCAACAACGACTGTGCCGCGGCGATCGAGTCGTCAGTCTGCCCGCTCATCGCTTGTATCGCGGAGGCTCTCTCATTGAGATAACTAACGCTCACGCCGGCCGCGTTGCCTGTCGACGTGATGGCCGCGGCAAGCTGGGCGTTCAGCGCGGAGGCGTCCTTTGCCTCGCCGAGTCCCGTAGTGAAGATCGACTTGACGGCGGCGACGCCTTTCGTCACAAGCTGGGCTGCAATGATGCCTCCCGCCACGGTGCCGATGCGGGAGAATACGCCGCGTTGGGACTTTACTCCCTTCTCGGCGTCGGGGCCGACGCTTGACGTGTCGGTCTTGACGGCAACAGTCGCCTCGGCCAGTAGCACGGTCATGCGTCGACCCCTTCGGTTTTGCGTTCGATCCACCCGGCGCCCTCGAGGGCGTTGAGTGCGGTGTCCTGCCGCGCGGGTGCGGGCTCTTTCTTGTCGATCGCCTCGTACTCGATGCGTGCGCGGACCATACCGCGGTAGGCGCCGAGGCGAGGGACAAGTTGGAAGTAGCGCACCGAGCTAATCTCCTCGAGGGAGTCGACGCGGTGGAACGCAGAAAGGTCGCTAAGCACATCGAGCTCGTTGTATTCGAGTGTCGATAGCACTTGGCTCATCCTTTCTGCGAACGCTATTTTGGGGGTTCGAGCCCGCCGAGCGCGCGGGTTACGACGGTCTGCATGAGTGTTGCCAGGTCGTCGATGTCGAAGTCGGTCTCGTTGCTGAGCTCCTCGTACGCGGCACCCCCAATGGCGAGCTCAAAGAGCCAGCCCATCGCTGCCTCGACGCCCATCGTGCGGGTGCTCTTGAGGTATTTGAGGGCCATGCCAGCGTTCGGTTTCTTCGGCATCGTGTACTCGACACGCTCGACCTTGGGAACCTGGCGAATCTCGCGGTCCTCGTCGCGTGCTGCGTCGGCCGAGTCGGTCGGGTCATCCTCGTAGACGACGTTGCCGTCATCGTCGAGCACCTCGTGATCGATGAAGAAGATGGTGACGCGCTCGCCAGCGAGCCACGCCTCCTCGGGAGTGTGCTTGATTGTCGGGGTTGCGGTGCTCATGGTTAGAGCCTTTCTCTTATCGGGGTGAGGTGTGGCGGCGCCGAGGGGGAATCGACGCCGCCACGTATCGGGGGGTTGTGCTATGAGGTTGCGTCGGTGATGACCAGCGGCACGATGCTCGTCGACACCCAGAAGATTTCGAACGTGACCGGGATGAGGGTCATGCCGTCCTTCTTGTAGGCCATCTCGACCGAGTCGACCGACAGGCACTTACGCCCAATGATGCGACGACGGAAGCCACCCGGCGCGATGCCGTCGAGGAGGAATGCCTGGTACGGCTTGACGAACTGCTTGCTGTCGTTGTCGAGCGACAGCACACCGGAAGCCGGTGCGGTGTTGTTCGTGGCGAGGGCGAGGTTCGCGAGCGTAGCTTCGGCGAGGTTCGTCTTGAGTTGCACCGTGCGACCGCTTGCGGTGGCGCCTACGGCCATCGCAATCTGATCGACGGTGAGCTTGGCGAAGTCGGTCGTGTCGCTGAGCGCGATGCCGTCCTGTGTGCCGCCGAGGTCCACCCATCCCGCGCCGGGGGCGGTCGAGATAGTGGCAGGTTCGGTGACGCCAAAGACGCCCGCCCAGAGTGTCGCTGGGCCTTGGATGAGGTTGGTGCTCGTGACGGTCATTAGTTGATGCTCCCATCGTGGTCAGCGGGAATCTCGACGACGGTGCCGTCGGGGTTCGTGAAGGTGTCGGGCTTCACGGGTTCGGGCTTGGGTGCCTTCGGCTTGCGGCCGGCGCGCTTGACGGGCTTCGGCTCCTCGGCTTCTTCGGCGGACTTCCACTTGTGCGAGCTCTCGCTAATGCCCGCCTCGGTGGCGGCATCGGCGTCGAGCTCGTGGGAGTAGAGAAGTCCCTGGCGATCAAGGTCGAGGAGCTCAGCGGGGCCGACCTCGTGTACCTCGCCCGTGGTGAACTTGGTGCGTACCTGTGTCACGAGGTCGCCCCCTTTCGGTTCGGTGTTGAGTCGGGGCGGTCGCCCCTCTTGATGCGCATTAGGCTACCGCCCAATCGAGCTCAAGCGTGGCAGTGAACCGTGCGTACCCACTCGGGTCGTTTTCTACGCGGTACGGATCACCAAGCAAATAGCCCGACTGCACGACCGCTGAGCGGTACGGAGTCGGCAGAACGACGGTGCGGCCATGAGTCCAACCGCCGACGACGACGCCGGGCGCAGTCTCGGTAGCCGACTGCACGAGCGTCGCGGCGCGGCCGGCAAGGTTCCACGGCGGCACGTTGCCCTTAGCGTTACACGCCCACGCGTCGACCTGGAATACCGAGTGACGCTGTCGGGTGTAGAGGTCGCTCGGCACGCCGGGCATCGTGCGCACTTGCACGAAACCATAGTCGCGCCAGGTGTCGGTGCTCTCAGGTAGCGCGATGCCGCAACCCGGCGCGGTGATCGGGTTGGCGGCAATCAGTAGCGCCTTGAGCCACGCCGCGCCAACGGTCTCGGCGTTCGGCGTAACCGAGTTCGGCACGTTGAAAACGGGCGCGGCGCTCACCGGATGCTCGCAATGGTTTGCATGAGCGCTGGCTTGAGGAACGGCTGCGGCGCCTGTCGCGAGTTGCCGAGCTCGACGTCGGTGACATAGTCGGCAGGATCGGCGGCACCAGGCTCAACGCCGCGGGCGCTCGGGTCAACGCCGACACTTACGACGATGACGTGCTCAGCGCGCTCGACCTCTTTCGTGAGGGAGTCGTGCAGCGCCCACGTCCGCTTAGGCACAAGGCGCTGTGTACGTACGAGCATCTCGTCGCCAAGCTTTGACATAAACGTTTCGGCCTGGTCGTCGATGTCGGAAAGCCCCGACTGGAAGATGCGTACGGTGACGTCGGCGGCCATTAGAGAATCCTCGTATCGAGGACGAAGTCGGCGTTACTGGCGAGACCGTGCACGTCGACAGTGAGCTCGTCGATGACGTAGATCTTGCCGCTGCGTAGATCCTTGATCCGGTAGCCTTCGGCGAACAGGGGCGCGAGGTGCGCGTCGAAGCGCGCGACGCACCAACGGACGGTGCGTGACGCGCCAGTTGTCGCGTCGAACAGTTTGCGGGACTTCTCGATGAGCGACGCGCGAACGTCCTCGAGTCCCTCCACTGGCGTATCGTTGTCGTCGATCGCGTCACCGAGACCGTTGTCGATCGTCGCGCCGTAGACGGCAGCGCGGCACGTAGCCATGAATGTCATAGCGGCGTCCACCCGCCCTCGGTGTCGTAGCTCAAGAAGTTGGCGAAGATCGGGCGGGCCTCGAGCGGAGAGCGCGGCGCAAGCGTGCGCGTGCCCTTCCACGAGAGGCGCTTGATAGCGGCGATGGTGAGCGGGCCGTATTTCAGCCAGTCGGTGTTAGGGGCGGAGATGTTCACGCCGTCCTGATTGACGCTCTCGAGCGCCGAGCGTTCGATGTGGTCCGGCTGAGTTGTCAGCCACGCCGCCTGGTAGCACACCGCAAGGCGTAGCCAGTAGTAATCACGGCGGGAAAGGTAGGGGCGCTCGACGTCCTGAATCGCCCCGGTACCGAGCTCGATGGTGAACACAGCAGCGTCGATGTCCTCTTGCGTCACGACCTTCTTGGTGACGGCGAGAACATCGGCGACGGTGGCCCACTTCACGGCGGTCATGATTACCTTTCAAGATGAGGAGGGGCGCCGCGCCCCGATAGTCGCGGCGCCCCGGCTTAGTGCCTAGTCGAAGTCGACGGATCCCTCAACGGCCGGCGCGTGCTCGACCTCGGGAACATCGGTTGACTCGGCGGCGACGGCCTTGACTCGGTACTCGAGGTCAAGGCTTTCGCCGTCAGCGTTCGTCGTCGCGCCCACGAATGACACCTCGCCGACCGGGCGCAAGCCCTGGGCGATCATGTACTGGCGGGTCGCGGTGATATTCGCCGTGTGGTCGTAGCCGGTGAGCGACTTGTCGATGAAGCCGTTGCGAACGATCGGCCCGCCGAGGGTGAACACCTTGACGTGTACAAGGTCGGCTTCTTCGGGCTGCTCGTCGGTCGGGTCGTCTTCGATCGCAAAGTCGCCGTCAGCGTCGGCCGAGTGGTCGACGTCGGGGTCGACCTTCTCGACGACGTCGCCGTCGTTCTTCGGTTCGGGCTCGACGTCGGGGTTGACGGGTTCGACCTCGACAACGTCGGCGGCGTTCTTTGAGGCAGACTTGCTGCCCTTGATACGGTTTGCCATGCTCGTGCCTTTCTGCTCGATGCGGCAAGTGGCGGGCGCCGGTCAGGACGCCCGCCACTCAGCGGCTAGGAGATTTCGAGGACCGAGGCCGCGAACTCGTTGGCGAGAGCGAACGCACGACGCGAACGCATCTTGATGAGCGCCTCATCGGTAAGCATCGACGCGCCCGTGTTGCCGTCCGAAGCCATCGACTCGGGACCGGAACGAACACCGAGGAACAGGTAGTCGGTGTTCGCGAAGATGACGAGCGGGTTGCCCGTCGGCTTCGAGGTCGAAACAGCCGAGGTACGTGCACCGTTGGTGAACTTGATCGGGTACCCGAACAGGGTTTCGGGGTCGCCCTTGCGCGGGTTCTCAACGAACAGCGGGAGGCCGTTGTTGTCCTTGAGTCCGCGAAGGTTCGACTTGAGCGTCGGGTGAGCGTAGATCACCGTGTTCGCTTCGTCGAAGTAGTCGCCACCCTCGTAGATCGCGAGCGTTGCGTTGAGGTTGTCGTACGACGCCTGGCCCGCCTTGGCGGTTGCGCTTGCGGCGCTGCCGTCAGTGGTGAGCGCGAGCGTTGCACCGTTGAGCGTGGCGCTCGCGGTGATCGTCGTGGACGACGGGACGGTACGCACGTAGTACGTGGTGCCGGCCGTGATGCCCGTGGTCGACGTGACAGTGCCGACCTTGAACTTGTCACCGACAACGAGGTTGTGAGGCGTCGCGAAGGTGATGATGTCGCCCGCGTCGGTGAACGTCACGGTACCGAACTGGGTGCCCGCCTGTGTGATGTTCTGGTTGGCGGTGTATCCGGTTGCGGCGTCTGTCTGGCTCAGTGCGCGGTAGACCGACGTGAAGGCAACGGTTGTGCCGTTCGCCGCGGCGGTCGTGCCGAGTGCCGAGTTGTCGAGCATGCGAGCGTAGCTCGTGCCCCAGTCGGTCTTCTTCGCTGCGATGAGGTCGGCGACCGAGTCGTCGATGTCCTCTTCGGCGATGCGGAGAGCCTTACCGAACTTGTAGACGGTGAGGAGAACGGAGTCGTTGAGCGAGGTGTCCTCGCCGTACGCGCCGCCCTTGGGGATGAGCTCGACGTCCATGCCAGCGGTACGAGGTACCCACTTGCTGTCGGACTTCATCGGGATCTTGCGGGCGGTTGCCTCGATTGCCGAGGTTGCCGCGATGCGCGCGATGACGGAGGAGTCGTACTCCTCGGGAATCCACGCCTCGAGTGTGTTACGGGCCATGAGAAAAGGCCACCCTTTCGGTTCGTTAGTTGATGGGTAAGTCGAACCGACCTAAACGATTCAACTTGCTCATCACGAGCGCGGAGGGGTGACCTCTTGCGTGCGAATATAGCACGCCGATTTTCTCTTGTGTTACGACTTGCCGAGAAGCATGTTCGCCTGGCGCTGCGTGGCGGTCAGCTTCTTGCCCTTGCCGGAACCGTCGCGGTCGCCGTCACCTGCCACTGAGCGGCGCTTGGTGATGACCTTGCCGAAGAACTCGGGCACGTCTTTCTTGAGCGATGCGACGGCGTCGTCGAGTCCATCGAGCTCGCCGTCGTCGTCGATGTCGACGTCGTCGAGGTCGAGCATGCGGGCGGCGCGGTCGAGCTTCGCCTTCGGTACGCCCGCCTCGAGCAGTGCTGCACGGGCGCCGAGGCGCTTGGCTACGGCGAGCCCTTCGCCCTTGCCCTTGAGTGCAGCCTCGCGAGTGATCGCTTCGACGTCAGGCTTCTCGTCGTCGCCCTTGTCATCCTTCTTGTCGGCGGGCTTCTTCCCGGCGATCTGAGCCTCGAGCTCGCGGATCTTGCGGCGACGCTTGGCGCTTGAACCGTTCGCGGTCTTGATCGCGGCGCGAACCTCTTTCAACTCCGCCTTGAGTTCATCCTCACTCTTCCCCTCATCGGGGTCGTCCTCGGCGTCGTCGTCATCGTCTGACCCGTCGCCGTCATCGTCGTCGTCGTCCGACTCGTCGTCGTCCTCGTCGTCATCCTTCTTGCCGAACATCTGCGGTTCGTGCTGCGAACGCCAGGCGGGGGCGTGCGCGTACCCGGCGAACGGGTCGATCGGAATGAACGCGTCAAGGGGTGAGCTCTGCATGGTGGTGCCTTTCGGTTATCGGGGTGAGGGTGTTACAGCTTGAGCGCTCGGCGATACTGTACGAGCTCGCTGGCGCTGAGCGGCTTGATGCCGACGCGCGAGTCGAGGACAAAGTGATTGCGCTCGCCAGCGCGGGCCGGGTAAAGCGGGCGATCGACGTTCAACCCGTAGTGGCTAGCAACGTGCTCGGCGTAATCGTAGATAGCGGAAGTATTCGCCCCTATCCGCTTTCTCCAGGTTGCATCGATGTCGTTGAATCGAGAATTAACCTCAACGATAGAGAGGTCGCACGCAAGACCGTACCGATGGGGGGAGTCATCACTCAGCCCCGCTGCCGCGGCAGCCGTGATTCTGTACTTCGCGGGGTGTGTTCGCATATCACGAATCGTGGCAATGGTGCGAGCGCCAGAGTTGCTGTCCACTGGGCGGAGTCGAATACCGCGAGCGGCAAGACGGATAGTCAGGCGCTTGAGTTCACGGGCGAGGTCGGGGTCGAGCTCTACGGTCTGAAAGGTAACGAGAGTCATACGCGGGAGAATATCACGAGGGTCGGCCACGAGTCGCGAACTCGCCCTTTTTCACTGACTTCTTCGCGTAGTCGATAACGCTCTTGGGCGCGTCGACGCCGCCCTCGATGAGCTTCTTGGCAGCACGAATCCGCGTCGCCATGCCTTCGCTCTCAAGGCTGAAACCGCGCAACACCGAGCGGTCAGCTTCACGACGCAGCGCCTCGGCGTACGACGGATCACCGAGAGGCTCGACCGTGCAGCGGCAGTTAGGGTGCAACGGTGGCGCTTCTAGATCCTCGTCGTTATAGCTCTTGTCGTAGCTGAGTCCACCGGGGAACAGGTCGCCGGGATCGGCAGCGAGACCCGAGTAGGCGAGGCACTCGACGCACGCATCGGTCTCGGCTACCCATACGGTCGGCAAGTCGGCAGCGTCGGCGACAAGCGTTGTCGCGTCGTTGCCGCTCATGTTGATCGATGACGTTACCGATGCGCGCGTTGAGTTCGCGGCGGCGAATAGTGGTGTGCATACCGCGTCAAGTTCAGCGCCGGCCGCGAGAAGTTTACGTGCCAGGTCGAGAGCTTCGGCGTTGCGTGCGTCGAGTCCGTCGAGGGTGCCGACGGCACGGGCGCTCGGCCCGGCTTTCGCCGCCTTCGAGTTCGCGGCCTTGAGGATCTTGTCGCCGACGCGCTGCCCTTTGATGATGCTCAGTGCCGAGGCGCGCCCGATGTTGAACGCGTCGGCGACGGCGAGCTTGGCACCCGCTTCAATCTTCGGGGCGATGAGCGCGAGGACTTGCTTACGCGTGTCGACGTCCTCGTTGGCGAGGTCGCGGCGAATTTCGTCGATCGAGTTGAGCCACCCGTCGCCAGCGGATGCGAGCACCTTTGCCTCAAGAGCGAGGAGCTCGCGTTGTGTGGCTGTCGCGGTGCCAGCCATCGGGCTACTCGGCTACGGGCGGTTCGACGACAGGCGCCGGGACGGGCGCGGGTGTCGGTGCGGGTTCACGAGTGATGCCCGACATATACGCACCGAACAGGTCGGCGAGGTTGACCGGCGCGCCGAGAGCGCTCGCTGTCGTGAGCTTCGCAACGGCTTCGGCGAACGGTGGCCAGAGGTCGGGTGGAAGCAACGCGCTCTCGTCAGGCCACCATTCACTGACGTCGGCCTCGGGATAGCCAGCCTCGACGAGTGCACGCGCGATCGGCACGCCCGCCTTGACCTTGGCCGTCACGAGGGCGAGACCCTCGGAGTCGGTCTCGGTCTGCACGGGTTCGTACGCGACGACGACCTTGGCGGCCGGGATCCCCTGCACGGCGAGGACCGTTTCGCCCCACGTGCGCCACGAGCGGGACAGTGAGCGAATGACCTTCTTCGCGTGGTTGTTGATGCGCGTGTTCGCGAGGCGCCGGGCGACACCGCTCGGCGGGTTGGCGCTCTCGTCGAACTCGGCGATCGGTGTGCCGGTGAGGGTCGCCATTGCGCGCACCTCCCAGTCGAGGCCGGCGATAAAGCCGTCGTTCGATGCGGCGGCGAAGGTGCCGACACTTGTCACGCCGAACAGTTTCGTAATCGCGCCAGGCTCGTCGGCGAGGGAACGTGAGCGGTCGCCGGTCACGTTGCTCTGTCCGTCGGCACCCGTTCCGGTAACCGGGTGGTCGGTGTCGACGGGGAGACCGTCGTCGCCGAAGTCCTCGCCCAAGTCGTCATCCTCAACGGATGCCTTCGGGTCGGCGATGGCGTAGCGCGACGGCCAACCGATGCGCTCGTCGTTCGCCAGGGAGGTCGCATGCTTCTTGTTGATCGCGTCTTGTGGGCCGTACGCGTTGATGTGCACGGGGCGGCCGTACGGCTTGTCGTCGACGGCAAAGTGCACGAGCAGCTTGTGGCCGCCGAGGTGGGGAACGATGTGCGAGTTCTCGACCGCGACACCGTTCTCGTCGTACTCGTAGTCGGGCTCGAACATCTCGGGCTTCTCGGTGGCCGAGGTCAGAGCAACCGTGCAGTCGTCGTAGTACACGAGCGCCTTGTACTCGGGCGCCGCGGCGGTGCCAGCTTTCCAGCGGCGTACCCCGAAGCGAGCGGTGCGGTTGTCCTTCTTCGAGTATACCATTGCCGACGAGAGGGGCGACGCGCCGACGGTTGTGAGGTCGGTAGCCTTGCCGCTCTCGTCTTGCTCGAGCGGGTCGATAATGAGGTAGTAGTCGCCGAACATACCGGCTTTCACCTGGTAGTCGTCGGCCTCATCCTCGAGGTCGTCACGTTCGAACGCGTCGGCGATGGCCTTGGTCGCGGCCTCGTTGTCGGTCGTGATGCCGGACAGGTTGATCTTGTCGAACAACGCCGTGACCGGGATGCCCGCGAAGGCGAGCTTGTGCGACTCGGCGGTCATGGTGAGCACCTTGCGGATGAGCCGGTTCGTGCCGGTCATCTCCTTGACGTCGCCCTCTTTGTACGCCTTCGCCTTGACGTAGTCGGCGTGCCGGTCGTCGATCACCTTGCACCCCGCGGCGAGGTCGTCGAGGATTTGCGGGAGTTCGTCGGGTCGGTTCGCCATGAGCGCGAGGATACCAGACGCCAGCCGCGACGCAATTAGCGACGCGAGTTACCGACCGAGCGCGGCAGCTATATCCGCTTGCTTTTGAGCCCCGGCTCGGAGAATGTGCAGCGTGTCGGCGCTCGCGTAATTAGGGTCCATCACGCTTGCGCCGGGAGTAGCGGCAAGCTCACGATCGAAGTCGAGAACTCGATGCACCCCCTGTGGCACTTGCCGGATGAAGTCGTTGATCTGGCGGCGGTTTAGTTCTGATCCGCTGTAAACAACTTCGCCGCTGGCGTGTGCTGCCGATAGCGCCGGTACGGGTATCGTGTATGGTCCTGATCCGGTCGGGGCACCCGTTGTCGCCACTACTTGCTGCGTGCGACCAGTGCCAATCTGGAAGCCCTGGCCACTGGCCACTGAGATAGTTGACGAAACTGAAGTGGCACCCGAGGACGCTGCGGCCGCAAGTGAACCAACAGTCCCGGTGATGATGTCCCCTCGAGGCGGGAGTGTCGCGAGCACGATGCGCTTCACTCCGAGGGACTTGAGCACAGCGACGGTCGTCAGAATCGCGGTCATGGTCGAGAAGCGGGACGCGCCAACATCGTTTGTAAACCCAGCTACGACAGCGACATCGGGAACGGTCGTTGCCCAATCCACGCGAGTAAAGCTCGACAGGTTTGCAGCCCCGAAGTTGGCGGCGACCGCCGAAGGAATCGCGAGGTTGATCGCGACAAACCGCCCCTGCAATCCGGCCGCGACCGGCCAAGCTTCGTGAGCCAGGCAGCCATTTTGCAGCGTGGTCATGTCGCCATCGCCGTAACCCCAGTCGAGTGACGTTCCTACGACAGCGACGATCGGCACGTCTTCGGTGTATTCGTACTCGATCCGCACGTCGCCCCAGTTGCCCGAGCGACCAACGGTTGCAGCGGCGAGAGTGGTGGAGGCGAACTCGGCAGATCCACCGACCTTGAACGCCCATTGTTCAGATGCACCGCGCGCGTACCCAGTTCCGCCTGTTGCGGCCGTGAGGCCGTAGGACAGCATCGCGGCCTCATAGGGCTGGAATTGCTTGCTCGAATCTGTCACCCACGGAGATACGTAATCAGAGCCATCGGTCGGGACGGAGAAGCCAGAAAGAACTTTGGCAGGGGCGGAAACGAATGACCCGCTCCACCGACCCCCCGCTACATAGGTTGCCGATGCAGCGGGTGCGCCGAGATACATGTCAGTGCACACAAGCGCGGAGGTGAGGCTTGTGCCAGCGAGAATATTTCGGTTAGCAATGCGGAAGCGCCAGCGCGTCGTCTTGACGGGCAGTAGCACCTGGACCCGCTGGGCGTAGTCGATCGCGCTGCCCGATGCCACAGTCGTGTTCGGTGCGCTGAGCACTAGCGTAGAGCGCCGTGTGTTCGGCGTTCCGTCGACAAAGTCCATACCTACGGGATGCGTACCGTAGTTGGAATCAAGGGACGTTTTGAGCCCAAGCGTTCCATCGCTGCCAAGACTCTTGCCGAGGTGTTTACCGAATAGCCCGGCCGGATCCTCAAGTTCGGCGTACTGCTCGTCGCTAAAGTCGGGGCGGTCTACCGGGCCGCCGCCGACCACGGAGTAGATGAGGTTCTGTCGGAGCAGGTCGTAATACTCATCGATTCCAACCGTGACAACCGTCGCCGGTGCAATGGTGAGGGTTACGTTCACAGTGGTCGCCATGACGGCGAGGATACCAGACGGGTGGCCCTTGACGGGGTAGGCGTGTAGCGACGCCTCGTTCTTAGACTGCAACCAGCGACGACACCCGGCTTGTCTCAGGCACCAAGACCTAATGCGTTGTCGTCCTTCGCCGCGCCATTAGGTGATTAGCCAGATACCGACAGCAGCCCCCGCCAAGGGGTGCCTCAAACATAACGACTCGTCGACGTTCCGTCAACTCATGAGATATACGTCTGTCGTTCCGCGCCGGTTCTCTGTTTGCGTTTGCGTGAGAGGAAGAAGCGCACCGCCGTGCCGACCGCGTCGACCATGTCGTCGTGCGGTGCGTTCGGGAACGCGACCATTTGCCCCTCGAGAATCCCGAGACCTTTCGCGTGCACGACCTTCTTGAGCTCGTAGTGGTGCAGCACGTCGGCGGCGCGCACCTCTTTCGGCTCGGATTGGTGAATGACCTTCACGCGTATCGGCATGTCGTGGAACACCTTGAGCCACAAGTCACCGCCCTGGTTGACCTCGATGATGAGCAGCCCAACGCGGTACTCGGCGATGAGTAGTAGCACGTGGTCGCGGAGCTTGTCGGGTTGCATCTTGACCTGAGTCGCGAAGTCAACCCGGCAACGGTTGGTGCTCGGCGCCCAGCCGACGACGCCGATACCCGTGTAGTCGCTCGTCGCTTTCTGCGTGACGTTCGGGTCGATCGAGATGACGCGACGCGACACGCCGGGAAGGTCGCCGTGCAGGAACAGGTCAGGCGTCCAATAGTCGCCGTCGGCACCGAGCGGGTCGTTGGCGTAGTTCTTCGCGTAGGTGCGCGTGCCTTCGATCGACTCGAGGAACGCGAGCGACCACTTGCTAGGCCATACGCTTCGCCTGGTCCCGTCGTCGTTCTCGATGATCGCGGGGTAGTGGTGGGCGATAAAACGCTGCTCGGCGATCCATGATTCGTCGTCGCTAAGCTGCTCGCCTTTCGCGCTCTTGACGAGTTGGTGAACGATGGATCCCTCGAGCGTGACAGTACCGACGAGCACGACGCGGGCGTAGATGTTCAGCGGGAGGATCGCGTCGAGGAGGGTGCCGAGTCGCTTGCGTGCGAGGGCCGCCGAGTACTGCCCCTCGTGTGGCTCGATGTCGTCGAGGACGATGAGGTCGGGTCGCAACGCGCCGACTTTCATACCGAGGTTCGACGAGTCCATGCCGGCCGCGGCGAACACGAAGCCACTCTTGGCGTGATAGAGCGAGACCCGGTCAGCGGCGACCTGACCCCGCCCACGGGTACGAGGCTCGCAGAGTGTGGCGTAATCGGCGCGAAGGAGCACGTTGTTGTCGAGCTCAGCCTTGAACGATGCGAGGTGATTCTCAGCCTGTGTCGGCGTCGACGAGAAGGCGGCGGCGAACTTCACGTGCCCGTGCGCGGCTGCCCACATCGGCAGGATCAAGAAGTTCCACGTCGACTTACCGACGTCGCGCGGGCCGACCTCGGCGTGTCGCGACTCGTACGGTTCGGTCGGCGCTGTCATCCACCCCTTAGCGCGATTCACCCACGCCCAATGAACGTCGGAGAGGGTGACGTCGCCGTCGTGGTTGAGGCCGCTCTTGAGGTGGTGCAAGAGGTAGATCAGCGCGAAGGCGAGCGGGTCGGCCTCGGTGACGGTGCGGCGTACGAGCGAGTCGAGCTCACCCTCGGCGAAGGGACGCCCCGTCTTAGTAAGCGCGCGCTTGACTTTGCGCATGCGCTTGGCGAGCTTGAGCAGGTACGCGTCAAGCCGTGTGTCGGGGGTCACGCGGCGATCTTACAGTGGGCGGTAGAGGTCACGCTCTAGCTGCGTCAAGAGTCGGTCCTCATCATCGATGGGCCACTCGACGCGGTGCGGCTGATCGAGGTGCGGCCACACGAGGCAGCAATTCAACGTAGCTACGACCTCGCCGTTGCTTGTCACGCTCACCGTCGCGAGACAGTCACGCTCTTGCAGGATCGGCGGTATGCGGCACTCGTCAGTCACGCCAGTAGGCCAATCCGTCACCGCTTATGGGGTAGCCGTCCGTAAGCGTGTCGACCAGGATGCCAATACCGGCGACCGCCATCGTGACCGTACGAATCGTCAAGCGCGGGTGAGTAGCGATGAAAGCCGCGTTTACCTCGGCAGCCGCAACGGGCAACGACTCTGCGTTGTAAGACGTTCCCCAATCGATCAATCCGGAGTCTGTCATCTGCCGAGTGCCAATGTTGATTAGCTTGTTCACGATTCAATCTCCCCGGCCGCTTTGCGATCGGCGCGCTTGGCGTTGTCGATGAGCGCTTGTAGCTCAAGGTCCATATTGTCGACGACGGTGATTGTCGACGCGATCTTGATGGGCGCGTCGAGGCCCATGAGCTTCGACTGTGCGAGGGTGATCGCGATGAGTCCCTTGTGTGCCGAGTGCCGGGCTTGCCAGCTAGGCGACGTCGTGTCTTTCGCCAGGTCGTAGTACTGGCGCTCAAGGCGCTCGATGCGGATGAGGCGCTCAGCCTCGACGCTGTCGCCGAGCAGTGCGATGCGTGCGGCGAGGCGCTTCTCGAGGCGTAGCCATATCGTCGAGATGGATCGCTCGAAGCCGATGCCGCCGAGCTCGACGGGTAGCGCGGCGAGGGTGCGTAGTTGGTCGAGGGTGAGGCCGCGAAGTTTCTGCTCGTACAGCCAGAGGTCTATCTCGGTGTTGGTCATCTTGTCGCGCTTGCGACGGGCTTGCTTGCTCATCGCGCGATCCTCAATTTCTTGAGGTCGGCGCGCGCCTGGTCGAGCAGCGCGACATCTTCATCGCCCTGTGCTCTCATCTCTTCGATTGAGCGGCAAAAGTTCCATTCTTCCTCAACCTTCTCTATCAAATGCTCAAGTAAGTCGAGCGCTGCGTCTATCGGGTCTACGGGGTTCATTAGCTTTCCTTCACTTTCGCCGTCAGTGCCGTGATGCCGATAGGTTGCCACAATCCGCCAGGTTCGCGGATGAACGCGTTCGCGATGCGACCCTCGACGTAGTACGCCTTCGCGTCGAACACGCCGACCTTGTGCACGCGCACGAGGAGCGAGTCGACGAGCGGCCCGGTGACGTATTGGTCGTAGGCGACGGGCGGGCCGCCCGAGCTTTGGGCGTTGACGTTCCATCGGGGCAGGTCGTACCCGCGTGCGGCGGTAGCGACAACCTCGAAGCCGGCCGCTCGTGCGTGTGCCGCGAAGGCGTTGCCGGGCACCTCGTGAGCTATCTCGATCGGGTCGGGGTGAACGTAGGCCGATACGACCTCGGCGCGTGTGATGACGTCAGGGCGCCGCGCAATGTGCACGTGCGGGTAGACGCGGCGCGACGGCAGCGACCCGCGGAACCAGGGCAGCGTATGGGTGAGAGTCACCTAACGAGTATAGCACTCGGCGCACCGCCGTTGCGAGGCCCGCCACTGCTCGGCGAGGCGGTGCGCGGAGGCGTCTTGGGTTTCTATGACGAGCGTCATACTTTCCTTAGCTCTCGAAATAACGCGCCCTTATTTGACGAGCTAAGGCCAAAAGGAGCAGGGAGCAGGGGTGAGCACCCGATTCAGCAACTTCTCTATTGCATACACGCACGCGCACACATACGCACGCACGCAAGAAGTTTGTAAATGCCATGCTCCCTAGCTGCTCCCCGCACTAAGCGACCTGAAAACGGCTCCACTAATTGACGTCGACACGCCGTATCGCATCACCGCGCACCGTGCTACATTCATTCAATGTTTGAAAACCTCCCCGATCTTGAACCGCCCAAGGTGGTCACTCGTTATGACCGTGCCGCTGAGCGCATGCGCAACAATCCCGGCGTGTGGCATAAGTGGGGCTCGGTGCCGAGTCTTGCGACGACCAACGTCGAGAACGGCATACTCACTGCCTTCCGTCCGGCCGGCGCGTTCCAGGCACGCCGTCAAGACGGACTCCTCCTCATCCGTTGCATCGAGGGCACCGTGATCTGTCCCGCGTGCGAGGGCACCGGTTCGCCTCACCGCATCGACGACATCGGCTGGCCCTGCGCCACCTGTAGCGGCAACGGGCGAATCGTTGAGGTGACAGCATGAGCGGCGCACTGTTCCTCGGCGGTTCGTATGACAACGTCGTGCTCAACGTGCCGGATGGCGCGACGGCTTGGCAACTCCCTATACCAACGAGGGTCATTCCCCGCTTTCCTGGCGACTATCTCTCCGACTATTCATCGCTAGGTGTGGAGAACTACAACTTGCGCACAGCCCGATTCGGGCAGACCCGCAAGCGTGACGAGTCGGGCGCGTATGGTCAAGAGTTCAGCGTGAGCGCGTTCGTGCTCGATACCTTGCGGATGACCGACCTCGAGTTGTTCTATGCGTGCATCAACCCTGTCGCCTTGGCGCGTCGGTCGTGAGCGACAAGAAGGCCCAGCGCGAACGCCCCTTCGGTTACAGCGCTGAGGATTATCTCGACGTCGGCTTTTGGCCGATCCCTGTCAAGGGCAAGGCGTATCCCGAACCGGGCACGACCGGCATTACGGGTGAGGTCACGCGCAAGCTCGTCAAGCGCCTCATCGCCAAGCCGTCACGCCAGGCGCGCAACGTCGCCCTCCGACACGTCGACACGATGGCGCTCGACGTCGACGGTCACGACCATGATGGGAAGCACGGCGACGTCGTTCTCGCCGACAGGATCAAGCGGTGGGGCAAACTCCCCGCCACCTGGTCGAGCACCGCACGAGGTGACGACTCGGCGACCCGGCAGTACTTCTATCGGATCCCCGAAGGGCACCTCCTCGTAAGCCAGGTACCGCTCACGAAGAAGGATCACAAGCGGGGCTTGACGACGACCGACATCGAGGTCATTCATCACGGGCACCGTTACTCGGTCGTGTGGCCGAGCGTGCACCCCGACACCGACGAGCAGTACCGCTGGTACGACCCGTCCGGTAAGCGGAGCAAGCTGCCGCCCCACATCGACGAACTCCCCGACCTACCCGACGCGTGGCTCGAGGCACTCACGCCCGAGGTCTACGAGGCGCCGGGTACCAACGTTGAGCTATTCGATTACGACAAGCTCACCGCGGGCGACAACGAGCGCCTTACGCAATGGATGACCTCGGCCATCGATGGCGTCATCGCCGATCTCACCGAGCTCACCGAAAAGGCGACCGCGCGACCCGAGGACTACAAGGGTCCGGCTTGGGATGAAACGGTGTTCCGCAAGGCCGTGCGCCTCGCTGAGCTCGCTAAGGCGCCGTGGTCGCCACTGACCCTCGATGACGCTCAAGCGATCCTCCTCGAGCACGCACCGCGCGACAAGGGGTTCGACGATCGTCGGGTGCTCGAGAAGTGGGCGAGCGCCGTGCGCAAGTCCACCGATGCGATACCGCTACCGATCACGCCGGGCAACCCGAGTAAGGCTCTCGCGTACACGCTCCCTTTTGACATCGGCGTCGAGCGGGCTACACGTGTCGATCCCGACTCGTTCTTTCAGAAGCCGGAAGGGTTACTCACGCAGAAGATTGCCGACCATGTGGCGTACGACCTCGCCGTCGGTCCCGACGGGGCGATCTGGCTGTACGAGGCGGGCGTGTGGGTACGTCGCGACGACGAGATTGAGCGGCGCCTCGCGAGGCTGCTCGGCAACCGTCACCGGATGGCGTACGTGCCGAACGTCCGATCGGGCGTCATCTACGGCCGTGACCTGCCACGCATCGGCTTCGAGCCGAACGCGCGACTTATCAACGTGCGTAACGGCATGGTCGACTGGCGCACCGGGGAGCTCGAACCGCACGACCCCGAGCTACTCTCGACGGTGCAACTGCCGGTCGAGTACGTGCCCGGTGCCGAGTGCTCGACGTTCGACGCGTGGCTCGCCCAGGTCGTGCCGGCCGACTCGATTCAACTCGTATGGGAAGCGCTCGGCTATCTGCTCATGAGCGGCAACCCGCTACAGAAAGCGGTGCTGCTCGTCGGCCCCGGTGGCAACGGTAAGGGTACCCTCTTGCGTGTTCTCACTCACGTCATCGGGAAGCACAACACCGCCTCCCTCACCCTCGACGACATCACCGACGGCAAGTTCGAACTCGCGGGTACCTTCGGGAAGCTGGCGAATATCGCGGGCGACCTCGAGTCGAAGGCGCTCACCAAGACGGCGAAGTTCAAACAGTTCACGGGTGGCGACTCGATGCTCGTTCAGCATAAGTACGGGCACCCGTTCGAGTTCACCCCGTGGGCCGTGCCGATCTTCTCGGCAAATGAGATGTGGCAGTCGAGCGACAACACCGACGGGTATCTACGTCGGTGGCTACCGCTACCATTCCCGAATAAGCTGTCGCACGATCCATCGTTCAGCGAGGCAGCGCTCATGGCCGAGGCGTCGGGGATCTTCAACCGTGCACTTACCGCGTTGCGCGTGCTCATGAGCCGCGGCGACTTCGAGGTTGTCGGTCAGGCCGCCGACCTCAAGCGCCGCTTCGAGCTCGAGGCGAACACCGTCAAGCTCTGGCTCGCCAACGACGAGCACGTGAAGCACTCCGAGGCGGGCAACGACACTATCCGCACCGTGCGCACGCATCTCTACAAGGTGTACGAGACCTGGTCGTCGACGAACGGCTACCAGCCTTTGAACGCGGGGAACTTCTACAAGCGCCTCGAGCATATCGGGCACGCGCTCCTCATGAGTAAAGGCACCCGCTACATTCTCGGTATCGCCGTCGACTCGATGCCGATGGGCGCCGCGTCAATGCTGCAGTACACCCCGAGCGAGCCCGACGATGACTGAGCCTCGCTGGGTCGCGATCGTCAACCCCGAGCTCATGCTCGCACTGTGCGACATCGGCATGAACGACGAGAAGGTCGCTCACCGTTTCTGGGCGAAGGTCGACAAGCGCACGACCGACGACGATGAGTGTTGGATATGGACCGCCGCGCTATCGAGTGAAGGCTATGGGAACTTCTCGGTGCGCATCGACGGCAAAGAGCGCACGGTTCGCGCTCACCGGATGGCGTGGTTTCTCACCTATCCGCAACCGCTCGACGCTGATATGTACCTCGACCACCTGTTCCCCATTTGCGCGGGGCGGTACTGCGTCAATCCGATGCACCTCGACCCGATCCCGAAACGGCTGAACGACGAGCGGGCAACCGGCACGACGAGCGCCAGCACTCAGCGAGCGAAGCGAAGCGAGCACCTCGAGCGGCGCGACCTAGAGATGCAAGTAGCCCGAGCCACCGTTGGCGCGTGAGAGTGAAGCGTCGAGTAGGCATGCCCGGCCGGCTTCGAGCCAGACTCGGATGACCTCGGCGACGGTGACGCCCTGGCGGAGCGCTTCGGCGCGGATAGCGTCGTCAAGCTCCTCGCTCAACATGAACGCGCCGATCTGCCGGGGGTAACGAAGTTCACGCTTATCTGCCATGCCGACGACTCTACTTGACAACCTAACGACTATGCAATTAGAGTCATACTCGTTAGGTCAGTAACCGCCATTTGAAAGGTCACATCATGAACACCTCAACTCGCTCACGCCTCGCCGTCGCGATATTCGGCATCGGCCTGGTCGCAAGCCTCGCGCTCGCCGTACAGCCCGCACACGCCGACCCGACACCGTTCACCGTCGACGCGGACGGCATCACCTACCCGAGTGGTTTCGCCGACGGCGGGCACGTGAATATCAACCCGCCCGCCCCGGCGCACAACCTCGACTTTCAGTCGAAGTGCGCAACCCGCACCGACTTCGAGTGTGACGATGCCGCGAACGGCACGCACCTACACGCCGACGCCCAGTACATCGGCGCGACGTTCGTACCGTGGTCTGCCTTCGGTCTCGTGACGCCGTTCTGCGTGTCGTGGGTTCAGGTCTCGGGCGAGTCCTACCACTTCGGTGAGCACGGTGAGGCGCCCGTGTGCAGCGTCACCCCGACGAGCTCACCGACGCCGACGTCAACCCCGACGGTTGAACCGATGCCGACCGCGACGCCGTCCGAGCATCCCGGCGACGATACGCCGTTCCCGACTCCCGCACCGACCCGCACCGCGAAGGTCGTATGCCCGTGGGACAAGCATTGGACCGACGGGAAGTACGGGAAGATCTGCGTGCTCAACGAGACCGCCACGCCTATGCCGACCCCGTCGCCCAGTTCCACACTTGGCACGCCGCCCCGCGTTGACGAACCCGACGACACGCTCGCCGACACCGGACTCAACGGCCTCGAGGTGTTCACGCTCAGCGCGTTCGCCATCGGTGGCATCGTCCTCGGCGTCACGATGATCGTGCGGGGGCGTCGTCATGCGTGAGTCCGAAGCGCAGCCCGGCACCCGCGTCGTCATGCGCGGCCCGCTCGCGACCCCTGGCGTCATCGTATCGGCTTCGGTCGGCGACCCTTTTGACGTCGACGTCAAGTTTGACGACGGCATAACGATGCGACTCGACCCGCGCGTACTCGACGCTGAGCCGGTGCCGACGTGCCCGATGTGCGGCGAGCCGTTCATGCCCGACGGGTCGCACCCCTACCTCCCCGACTGGGCGGCAGCGCGTGAGGCTCGAGCCCGATTCGAGTCGGGGAAGTGAAGCCCGGCATGAGGGTCACGATCGGCAAGCGCGGGAAGGTGCGCTACACGATCGTCGCGACCGTCACGATGTTGCCCCCGTTCATCCACATCGCCGGGCTTGAGCCGGTTGCGTTCGTTGCCAAGAGTCGCCGCAAAGGCGCCAAGGTAAAGCGCGTCGCGCTCGGCAAGCTCGTACTCGTCAAACGGAAGAAGGCCAAGCGATGACTCACTACTTTGCCCGCGGTTATTACGCCGACGACGTGAAGCCCCCGAAGCGCCCCGGCCGTCTCGCTCTCGCAGTTGAACTCGGCACCAAATGGGCGCTCGATATGGAAGTTTCCGTATTCGAAGCTCGGCCCGATATTGGGCGCGTCGAATCCGGTGAGCTACCTCGCCATCATTCTTGCGTCTTGCCCGGAGGTATCGACTCATGAGACTCCCCTGGTCGAAGGTCGAGGCGGGCATGACCGTCACGCTGAAAGGTCGCGACTTCTCGGTTGCCCGCGCGAAGGTCAAGGGCAAGCGCGTCAAGGTGATGCTCGAGGCGGCCGGCGGCACGTTCAAGAGCGAGGTGCGCGCCAAGGATGAGGTCGACATCGCATCGGCCCGCCCAGCGAAGATCACGAAGCGCTCTCCACTTCGCGACGAGACTGGCGCGCAGCAGCGCTGGGCGACGACGACCGAGCATAAGTCGACGCTCAAGCCACCCGTGAAGGCGTCGGGCGGAGAGTGGGACGAACCGAAGGGTAAGGCTGAGCGCGTCATTATGGCTGAGCTCCCCGGCGCCAAGCTCGTCGGCGAGGCGACGGACGAAAAGACGGGCTGGTACGTGCCGCCCGTGGATCCTTCCACTGTCGCCGCTCACCTGTTTTTATTCCACGAGGCCGAACTCGACCACCTGTCGCCGACGGCGCTCATGGACTTTCACGACAACGCGCACCGCGCCGCTGTCGATACCGGCGAACCTCTCGCCGTGAATCACTGGCACACGAAGGAGCGACCGTGAGTGACAACACCCGAGAAACGCTGATTGCGGAAGCTCGCGCGCATGTGACTCTAGTCACCGCTGACACCTACTCGCGTGACCTGATTTTGCGGCTCACCGACGCTCTCGCCACCCCTGACCCTCAACCCGAAGCGACAGGTGACGACCGTGCTGCGATTCTCCATGCGATGCAGCAGATTCGAGATGCAGTTGATCCGGGATTTATCCACCGCGACTTGTACAACCATGTCGCTCTCACCCCTGTCCCTCGTACCACCGAGAGTAAGGAAAACTAATGCACCCCGTAATTGCTATACCTCTCGGGCTCGGGGCCGTCGCGTTCATCGCGCTCGTGCTCTCGATCGGCGACGAGTACGAGTGCACGTGCGTCACCGAGCCGCGACCCGACAACGCTGTCACGCCCGACCGTCGTGCCGAGCTCCTCGCCGAGCTTGAGATTACGACGCCGTCGCCCCTGGCGGTGCGCATCGCGAAGCTCGAGCAAGAGCGCGCCGACCTTATCCGCAACGGTCGCTTTCTCGCGAATAAGGCCAAGCTCGCGCAAGGCGCGGGCAACTCTAACCTTCGCGCGACAGCCGTCGGTTTCCTCGTTTACCTCGGGTCGCTTGACACCTAACGAGTATGGTCATAGTCTTGACTCGTTAGGTCAGTAACAACGAAAGGTCAACCATGAACCACCGCACGACTCATCTTCGACCCGAGGCCACGATTCAGGACGCGTACGAGCTTGCTCTCGCCCAGCGTCGCGCCGTGTACGCGAAGTCCACACGCCAGAGTGATCGCCGCTACCGCATCGCGGTCACGGGTCGAGAGCTTCTCGCCCGCCCAATGGTGCGCGCGACGCTGTCGGTGATCGCCTATACCGTGGTGTCGGTCGGCGTCCTCGCCGGATGCTACGGCCTCACGATCGCGATGTGCGCGATCTTTTCCACTCTCTAACGATTCCCGACACCGCTACGCGGGTCGTTCACCCCGATAACAGAAAGGTCACACCGTGGCTAAGAAGGACAAGTCGAAGAAAAAGGGCAAGGCCGTCGTCGACGAGCCGACGCCGAGCAAGAAAGAACTCAAGCGCCGCGAGGCTGAGCTTGAGGCCGCGCTCGCCGCGAAGGCTGAGAAGCCGAAGAAGGCGAAGCACCCGCACGTCGAGCACCTCGACCGCGTCGCCGAACTCAACGGCATCGTCGCGGATCCGAACGCGAAGGGCAAAGCTCGCAAGGCCGCCGCCGCTGAGCTTGAGGAGTTGCGTAAGGCGACCCTCGGTCGCAAGAAGCCGAAGCTCGACGTGACGCCGATCGAGGACGCCGACGAGCGCACCGTGAAGGTCGACTACGGCACCGACCCGATGCCCGTCGAGGAGCAGCCCGAACCGTTCCGCACCATCCAACTACGCGTAGCGGCGAAGGACAAGGCGCGCAAGCTCGTCACGATCAAGCCTCGCAAGGGCGAGACCGAAACCGACGACTCGTACCTCGAGCGCCTTCGCGACGCCCGCGACAAGGCAGCCGCCGACGTCCAAGCCGAGTTCGACCGCCAGGACGCCGAAGCCAAAGCGGCCGAGGCTGCCCTCGAGCCGAAGCCACGCAAGGCGAAAGACGACGAGCTCGTCGTCGAGATTGGCGGCGAGACCCTCGCGGCGCCCGTGGGAGACCGCGAGCCGACCGAGGAGATACCGAAAGCTGAGAACTACATCGACGCACGATACGACAGTGCAACGCCAGGCGCGGAAGATGCGTACAACCAGGCGCTCGCCGTCCCGAGCGACACGCCGCCCGTCGTCGAGGTGAACCGCAACGGCTACAAGATCAAGTCGCCCGACGGCAGTGGTAAGGCGTACACGCGAGCGACTACCTACATCGACAACCTCGAGGACAAGACGCAACTGACCAAATGGAAGATGCGCAAGATGCTCGAGGGTCTCACGATCAACGAACGCACCGCGGGCGAACAGGCGGGCAAGCGCGACGACGCAGCGGAGACCGAGTACTTCCTCGGCACGATCCGCGACGCGATGCACAACCGCGACGTCGCAATCGCGAAGGCGCTCAAGGCCGATCGCAAGGGCAAGCTCGTCAAGGGTGAACTCGCACCGCTGCTCGACACCGCAAACAAGACGTTCAACACGATCGCCGACCGAATCGCCGAGGAGGCAATGGACATCGGTGGCGCGCACGACGCGGCCAACAAGGGCACCGACCTCCACGCCCTCGCCGAGAAGGTCGACGAGTTCGGCATCGACTGGGCTAAGACCGAGTTCGACGAGGAGCGCATCACACGTTCCGACCTCGACTCGATGATCGCCTACGTCGAGGCCGTCAAGACCGCGGGCATCGTGTGGCGTCACTCCGAACAGGTCGTCGTCAACGATGACCTCAAGGTCGCCGGCCGACTCGACCGCACCGCAATGTGGAAAGCGCCCGGCACTCAGCGGGCCGCCCACGTGGTCGCGGATATCAAGACAGGGAAGGTCGAGTACGGCGCCGGGAAGATCGCCCAGCAGATCGAGCTCTACAGCGGCAGCAAGGGGTACGACCCCGCGAAGCCCGACGAGCGCGTCGACCTCAAGTTGAGCAAGAGCAAGGGCTTGCTTATCCATCTCCCGCAAGGTAAGGGGACGTGCGCGATTTACGTCGTCGACTTGACGCTCGGGCACAAGGGCAACGCGATCAGCGCCGACGTCCGAGCCTGGCGCAACGAGGGCAAGCGCGCTATCGACTTCACGGTCGACCTCGCCGCCCCGGTGGTGACGGAATAACAAAAGCCGCTCGAGTTCCTAGCAGCAGTGCTGGGGGTGGGCTCGAGCAGCCGTCGGCCGTTCCTATAACGGCTAGTCGCGATTGGTCCCAGCTATCGCGAGGCGCGCACATCGCCAGGCGGCACGAGGGGCGGCGGGGTTACTGACCTTTCACCGCCGTCCCGTTCTACTCACCCGGTCAGGGGAGACAAGTGCAACACCAACAGAAAGGCTCACACCGTGGGTAAGGACAAAGATAAGAAGAAGAGCGGCGCGACCGACGACAACTGGGCGAAGCCGTCCGAGGCTCCCGCCACTGGCGACGGGTGGAACTTCACCGAGGAGGCCGAGGGGCGACTGCTCCTCATCACCCCGCTCGAATCGAAGGAAGTGCCCGATAACTACTCGAAGGTGCCCGGCGCCGTCAAGGAGGTCATCGTCGCCAACATCGTCGTGATCGACGAGAAGAAGCCGGAGAAGTCCGAGGAGCACCTCGCGGTCTGGATCTTCCAGGGCTGGCTCAAGGGTGCGCTTCGCGGGTTCATCGGTGAGCGTAAGGTGGTCGCCCGCCTTCGCTTGCAGAAGAAGTCCGAGGTCACGAAGAAGGGCAATAACCCGGCATGGATCTTCGACGACCCGACCGACAAGGAGTACGCGCTCGCCAAGGCGTACGTCGAGTCGATCGACCCGTTCGCCACGGGTGGCAAAGCCAAGAAGTCGAAGGCCGAGCCGGACGAGAAGCCCGCAAAGAAGAAGTCAAAGAAGTAACCTCACCCCGACCGCGCGGCACGTACTCGACCCGAGCTTGTACGTGCCGCGCCTCACTCTTTCAGAAAGGTAATCATGGATTACGACAAGGCCACGGCGGAAGTCGAGCGCCTCTCTAACATCACAAGCGTCGCGCAGATAGCCGCCGCCGACCGCGAGGTCGCGAAGATCACAGCGCTCGCGCTCGTCGACATCGCTCGCTCACTCAGCGCACCACAGGCAGCACTTGAGGAGTACGCGACGGGCAAGGTCGAGGAGCTTCTTGACCCGCGCGTCGTCACACTCATCGCCAACGGTGAGAGCATCACGCGCCCCGACGGTTCGTTCATCGCGATCGTTCTCAACGACCTCGACACGGTCACGCGTGACGGCCTCGCCTCGCACATCATGAACGCGCCGGGCGAAACGCCTCCCGAAGATCCCGACGCGCCGACGTATCTTCCGGTCGACGACGACACGCTGCCCTTCACCTATGTCTACGACGAAGAAGGTACGCGACGCGGGTACCTCACAACCGTTGACGGAGAGAGTGAAGGCGAATCCTGGGTCCAGGTCATCGACGACGCTGGCTTGTCTCATCGGATTTTCGTTCGCGTGCTCAAGTATCGAGCCGACGTCGAGGAGCTTTACGTTCCCGGCAAGAAGAAGAAGGGGAAGAAGTAATGGGACTCTCAGGCAACCCGGCGAAGCGCGCCAACCGACGTGAGCGCCGCAAGTTCTCACGTGGCAACAAGTCGAACGACCTCATCGTCGCTCGTTACGCGTTGCCGGCCGAGGTGCGTGGCGCGCTCGACGACGAGACCGAACGTACGGCAGCGTTCAAGCTCCTCGCTGCCACGATCGTCGATCTTCTCGAGAAGGTACACACCGAGGGCGGTGACGTGTTCGACCTCGCCGTCGTAACGCTCGGTCGTCGCCCGAACGATTCGAGTGATTCCATCCACGTTGAAGTAAAGACGGACCGACTGCGTGCGATGGATGAGGCCGAAGTCGAGGAGCTCCTCGGCGAGTTCAATGACACGTGCCCGCGATGCGGTGCGACCGACGGTGCACCGTGCACTCTTCCGAGCGGCAAGACGGCGCCTAAGCCTCACTCGGTGCGCCCGCGATGACTCGGCCGCTTCTATATGAAGTCGTTCGGCGGACTCGCGAGCGGTGGTCGATGTTCGACGCCAGGTGCCGTGTGTGTTCCTGGACAGCGAGGGGATGGGACTATAGGCGAAACGCAGTGAACGCCGCCCGTCAGCACATCGTCAAGAATCATGTCTAACAAGCAACCGTGTATCGAGTGCCGCGTTCGCCCTAAGTGGGGAGCGCGGCACCGTTGCATTGTCTGCGCGATGCGGCACATGCCGATCGGCGACCAGGTGCAAGAGTCTCGCCGTCGGCTCTCAATGGTGCCACCCGAGCTCAGGCGCAAGACTGTGCCCGCGAAGCTGTGGCCCGATGGCACCCGTTGGTGCGCGGGCTGTCAGTCGTTCGTGATGCTCGAGGACGTGCCGAAGAACGGGGCGCAGTGCCGGGCGTGCAAGAGCGCCAAGACGCACGCGTCGATGATCGAGAAAACGTACGGCTTGACGGCGACGGACTACGACTCTCTCCTCGCCGCTCAAGGGGGCCGTTGCGCTATCTGTCGCGCCCGCCCCAAGTCGAAGCGCCTCGCCGTTGACCATGACCATAAGACCGGCGCGGTGCGCGGCCTTCTCTGCTCGCGCTGCAATCACGACCTGATGGGTAGCGCTTGGGATTCGATGAGCATGGCTCTCGCCCTGTGGCACTACATGAACACTCCCCCCGCGTCGGGGTACTGGCGTTCTCCCGAGCTCGGCCTTCTCGCGCCGGCCGTGATCGAAGAACGCGACGACGCTCAGCGCCCCTCTAAGGCGTCGGAGGTTGACGACGGCCTAGCGGTGCCGAGCGCCGCGAACGCCCGCGAGACCCGGCAAAGCTCCACGATCGGCAGGGTTTCCTTGCCGACGGTCGAAGATGCCCGCGCGCTCAGCGTTCACGAGCTCAATGCGCTCATGCGATACCTCGACCAGCAACGCGAAAACGACCCCGCACCTTTTTAGGGAGCGAGGTCGTTTCAACTGCAAACCGGGCCGGGTCAGCAGTCGTCGCGGTTGCGACGTAACGAGTGTAGCTACTCGGGGTCGTCAGGGTCAATCGGCTGCACGGGGGCGTTGTTGACAGCGCCGACCGTCGAGCCGGTGCCGAGCGCTGCGATCGCCGCGGCAATCCATTCAGCGGCGGTCACGGTCGCACCGCCGTCGCTGCCGACTGTAACGGCGTAGCCGAGGATGACGAGCGCCGGGACGATGAAACCGGCGATGGCCTTGCGGTAACGCTTCACGGTGTACGCGAAGCTGTCGGGGTTGACGGTCTGATTCTTTGCCTTAGCCACGGGGTCGACCTTTCGTTTCAGTAACGGGAATACCAAGGATACCGACGCGTTCCGACGTTCGACAAGGATGACGACGAACCGCATGATGAGGGCGAGGGTCAGCAGCAGGTAGACGATGAACGCAACAACTGCATAGCCAGGGTAATCGCCGAGGTACCGTCGCAAGACGACAACGAGCAGCACGGCCGCGATGCCGCCTGTCATCGCTATCTCAGCGACGCCGAGAAGTGAGCGCGGCCACACTCTAAACGAGCCAACGCCGTACAGCAGCGCGCACCCGAGAGCGGCGAGGAAAGCCGTGAGTGAAAAGAAGTTGTTCACCGTGTCGTTGAACTGGTCGGGCGTCATGGTCTAGGCCGTCTTTCCAATAATGATGTCGTGTAACTTGTCGCGGAAGTGGTTACGATCGCGACGCTCTCTGAGCTCGGCGACCTTCGCGCGGGCCTCCGCTACAACGGTATCGGTTTGCACGCTCGCGCGGCGGGAGTGATCGAGGGCTTGACGCGCGGCGGGTATTCCTGCCGTGTGCTCAAAGTCCGGGTCTTGTTCGGGGTTCATGTTGTTGCGCCTTTCACGTCATCGAACGCGGCGAGGAGTTGCGACGTCACGCCCGCGAGTTCGCGAGACACCTCGCCAAGAGCCTCGGTTGCCGAGTCGGCCCGTCCGCGGTGCACGTCCACGGCGTCGCGATAGAAGTCTCTCGACTTTTCCATCTTGTCAAAAGCCTTATCCTTCTCGTTGAGAATCGCAGCATGGTACTCGTGCAGCGATGCGAGTTCCTTCTCGTGCGCCTTGACCATGTCAGCGACGCGCCGCTCGTGCTGCCCTCGGGTAAGCACGCGATCAGTAGCGAACAGTGCGGTGAGAGTGAATCCGCCGGCAACGTTGAAGAATGGGGCGCTCGAGGTGGCGAGTCCAGCGATAAATGCGAGAACGTCCATCAGCCTGGCACCGCAATCCAATCGAATTGTGCCAAGCCTGACACGCCGGGGTTATTCGTCGTGAGCGTCACCTGCGTCAAGGTGCGCCCGCTGATGCCGACGACCGACGCGCCGTTAGCGGCCACGTTCGTATTCATGACGAAGATTTTCCATGAGAGGGGGACGTTGACGCCGAACACCAGCGTGGCCGCTGAGAGGCCCGCCCCGATAGTGAATACGACTGTGTCACCGAGTGGCTGTAGGTCGTCGCCCACGCTGCCCGCGATGACGTAAGAGGTGCCGACCGGGGTGAGCACGACGCGGTCATCGGCGGATGGTTTGCGACCAATCCACGGGTACCCCTTGACGCCCATGAGGGTTTCACCATCGAACAGTACGAGCGGTAGCCCGGTCCCGTCATAGGCCGAGTCGATCGTGCCGAGGCGGGTCACGCGGTCGGCGCTTGTCTGGTCGCTAATGGGAGTCTCGGCCGCGCTACGAATAGCTCTGACGAACTCGACGGCGCGCATTAGACGGACACCACCCGTCGGACACTATGCGTCATTACGGCGCCCGGTGTGAGGGACAGGCTCCACTCGGTCTCGGCGAACTTCGCGCTCACTGAGAGACCCTCCACTGTCACCGAGTAGACGTCGCCGTTTGAGTGCACCGGCATCGCGAGGGTCGGGAACGTGACTACGTTATAGACCTGGCTCGCTTCGAACTTGAGTCGCTCGGCTTTGGCTTGAAGCGTGTCGAGGTCGGCGGCGTCTTGCTCGGTGCGGAAGTCGGTTATCGTCCGGCCGCGCGAGACTGTTGAGGTGATCGATGCCGGGTTGTCGTTGGTCGCGACCGCTGTCAACGGCGCTTGATCGGCTTCGCTCTTGACGAGCACCCAGCGATTCGGAACCGAGAAAAGGTCGGTCGAGTCTTTGACGTCGCCCGAGATAAGGCTCACGTCGTTGGCCGCGTAGTCGTACTCGGCGGGTCGCTCGGCCGGCGACTGGTATGGCCGCACGATGGCGCGCCCGTACTCGTCAAACCAAAGTGATTCGTAGTTCAGGGCGGCGAGTAGATCGTTGACGATTTGCAGCTTCGATGTGCCGGGCTCCCACTCTTTCGCAACGGGTAGCCCGAGCGGTGAGGGGACGATGTTGACGACGAAGTCGTCAAGTAGATCCTCGACGGCGTCGGTGTAGAGGTCGCCAGGCGGGACGGAGAAACGGTTGAGAATCTTGTCGTCGCGTAGCACAAGGTTCTGGTCGTACGCTTCGACAGCGCGTACGACGCCGCCGCTCATGCCAAGTGTGCGCTCGGGAGAGGCGAGGAGAAAGACACCGAGAGGCCACTCCACGTAGCCGCCGCCGCTCATCGCTAGGCGCGCCCACGGCTGAATTCGGTCGCGGGCGAAGTCGATCGCGCCGGGGTTCTCGCGAAGGGTGAGCTTCGCAGTGCGCTTGATTTCCGAAAGCGAGTTGTTCGTGATAGATGCTGAGATGACGTCGTCGAGCGGGCCGAGTCGGTT